AATTACTAAGTTTTTACATAATATCTCTTACAAATTTCCTAAAGGATATCCTGACATGAATAATGATCAGGATATTTTACTTTTGGAAAACGAATTAAATAAATTAGGTTTTAGTTTGAATGAAAATAATTTTAATGTTCTTACTTTTTTTGATTTAAAGAAAAGAGGAGGATACAGATTTGCGGATCTAGCTAGAAAAATAGAAGAAAAACTTCCATTTAATTTAGTCAAAGGAGAATCAACCCCACTTCAATTCATCAACCCCGAATATTCTGATGTGTTCTTATCTCAAGATGCAGATGCCATCAAAAATTTAACATCAGGAAATGTAAATACATTTCCCTTCTTTAAGGATGATAGTGGAAAACAATATAGTATATCTGATCTTTTAAAAGATTCTTATTTTGGAGGAAAAGGAAAAGGATCAGGTACTGTTGTTGAGGATGCTAATTTACAAATATTAAATAATCAAATTTTAAAATTAGTTGAAGAAAATAATGGTCCTATTGATATTAAAGTAGGAGATAAAGTTTATAAAAATATTATTAAAGCTGAGTCTCAATCTGGAGTTCCTAAATCTGATTTTAATTTAATTGATAAAGATAATAAACCTGTAGTTTTTATATCTCATAAAAAAGCAGGAGGAAAAGGTCCATCAGCAAATGATTTTATAAGATGGAGCGGTTATACAATGTATGCCAACAACCCAGAAGTTGAAAAATTTAATCAAGCTTTAGAAAAATGGGTTGAAGAAAATAATCCAGGACAAGGTCTTCCTAGAGCTTCAAGATTTATAGCTCCGATTAAAGATGATGAATTAATCAGAAAATTAATTTATGGTCCTGAATATGGTAAAAACTATGGACCTAACAATGTTAATATTATATTACAAGGAAGAATAAAACTAGAACCCATCTCAGATAATACATATGAATTAACAGCAGAACATGAACTTACTCCTCCAGAATTACCTGAAGGTGATTACCAACCATACTTAACATCTGCTTACAGAGGAGATAGAACTATGTTTGGTATTAAAAACAATGAAGCAATAGTGATGACTAAAGCCACAGCTTTTTCATCTTCAAATCTTTATGAATTAGAGGGTGATAACTTTAAAAAAATAAAATAATATGTGTAAATGTGGATGTAATACTTGTGAAACTAAACCGATAACAATGATGCTTAATGAAAGCATCGCCCCACGCGCTATATTATCAGAAGGGCTAGAATATCATTTAAATAACGGTAAACCCCTAACAGAACAACTCTATCGGGCTGGCTCTTCTTCATATTTTAATCTATGGGCTGAGGCTCGAGCCTTATACTCTAGAGGTATAATTGAGGTTTATGGTAATGATAAAGAAATTATAACTGAAACTCATTTAGGGGAATTTGGTGTATTAGAGAATGGTACTAAAGTTCCATTAGATTTTCCAATACTTGAATCTAAAAAATCAAACAAAAAATTAAACAAACCAATGCGTGACTCTTCTGGAGGTAAAGCATATAAAGTTTATGTTAGAGATCCTAAAACTAAAAAAATCAAAACAGTTAGGTTTGGTTCAGGAGGATTAAGAGCAAAAATTAATGATCCTAAAGCTAGACAAGCTTTTGCTAAAAGACATGATTGCAAGAATAAAAAAGATAAAACCAAAGCCTCATACTGGAGTTGTAGGTTACCTCGCTATGCTAAATTATTAGGATTAAAATCAAACTTTACAGGATTTTGGTAAAAATATAATGATACTAAATACTAACATACCTTATTTTAAATGTTTAATAAGACGTTCTCATTATACTCATAATAAAAATGATCATAATACTTATGATAACGCATATGCATTTGGTATTCAATCAATAGCAGGCAAAATATTAACATTCCATATTATGACTGATTTTGGGATGTTAAGAAGTAGGGTTCCGATATCTGAGATTTTTATTAAAGAACCAGTAAAAGATATACCTTTCCATTACAAACAATTATGGGATTGTTTTAGTGAAAATGTAACTGTGACAGAATATTCTTTTTTAAAAGAAAATAAATGTCAAGTTATTTTAAAAGATAAAACTAAAATATGGGCTACTTATTTATTCACTGTAGATTGGTTTGATAATCCATATTCAAACGAACCTACTGATTATAAAGCAGGTCATATTTTAATTGGAGATAATGGGTATTTATTATGTCAACCTAATAATAGAATATTTTGGAAAGATTCCAACTGGATTACAAAATCATTCCCCTTAGACCTCAAACAAATAAAAGTTGATAAAACATTACCCTCAGTAGAATCAGTTTCTGATAAATGGATATCAGATGATGATGACTCATATTATTATGATTTAAACAAAACATACATATAACCAAAATGGAGGATTTAAAAAAAATACAAGAATTCTTTTCTAAACCCATAAATGAGGTAGGTGAAGGAACTGCTGGTTCATACAAGTATAACAAATCAACTGATAGTGAATATAAAACCGAATATACCTTTACTACTGATTCTGGCTTAAACTATATTGTGGAATTTGCTTTTAGTGACCCACTTGATTTAAATGTAGAGAAAGATGAGGCAGCCTTTGTGGATTTTTATGTAAAATCAGATGTTAAAGGAAATGAGTTTACTCAAGTAGTCAATAAAGGTGAATTATTTAAAGTTATGGCAACTGTCACTACCATAATTAAAGAATTTTTATCCACCAGAAAAGATATTAAAACCTTATATATAGAACCATCTAAAAGTTTTGAAGATGATGAACGTAGATCTAATTTATATAAAAAATACATAGAGAAAAACTTAGACACAGAAAAATATTCAGTTGATCTTACATCAGGATGGGAAGGTATAATTACTATTGAACGAAATGAGAACATTAATGAAAATCAAAATGATCCGATAGATTCAATTAAAATGGATGTTCCATTATTTCTTCGTTCTTTAGAGTATGCTAGAGAAGATGCTAAGGATGATATGGACTTACATGATTTTACTGAAAAAGCAATTCAGGGTACTAAACAAAAAGGTACTTTATCAATGAAGGATTACGATGATCTAACAAGACAAAAAATAAAAGAAATAATCCAACAAGTTCTATCAGAACAAAAAAAAACTAAAAGAGATCGTTGCCTCCGTATAGCAGATCGTAAATATGATAAACCATCAGCCTATAAATCAGGGGCTGTAGTTAGATGTAGAAAAGGTGATATTTGGAAAGATTTAAAAGAAGAAAAAGAGGTAAATATTCAAGATTTAGCCTACCAACAAAACCCAGGTTTATTTGATAAAGGAATAAAATCCTCATTAAGTCGTCTTCCCTCCTATTTAAAAGCACGTTATAAATGGAGTGGACCTAAAGATAGAAATGAGTTTTTTGATTTTATAGAAAATATAAAAGGAGAAATAAAACGAGTTCCATTATCTTCTATAAAACCATCTCAATTTGGTAAAGATTATAAAAATGCCTCTTCAGAACATCAAGCAAAAGAATTTCAAAAAATATTAGATGGGGAAAAACAAACACAAGATCATAGAAAAGAGGATTTCTATCCTATAGTGGTTAATAAAAAGGATAATACTATAATAGATGGTAATCACAGACATTATGCTTTATCTACTATAAATTCACCTTATGCTGTGGTGTTGTATGTAGATGTTCCTGAACAATATTTAAAAGAAGATGAATCACTCCATAAATGGTTTAAACGCTCAGGCACACCAGGTAAAGAAGGTGGATGGGTTGATTGTAATGCACCAATCAGAAAAGATGGTAAAATAACAGGATATAAATCTTGTGGTAGAAAAAAAGGTGAGAAACGTGCAAAATATCCTTCATGTCGCCCAACTCCTGCAAAATGTAAAGATAAAGGTAAAGGAAAAACATGGGGTAAAACTAAATAACATACATATAATAAAATTATGTTACATAAATTAGTTATCGGCTTAACTTTAATATACAAGAATATGAAAAAATTATTTAGCCGAACATCATTAATAATGCAAGTATTCCAAGATGATAAGGGTGATTACTCTAGTAATCGTTTTGTAGGAATAATGTGTGGTTTATCATTATGTATTACAATGTATCATAATCAATTCTCCCCAGAGAGTGTAGCTCCTTCCTCCATCTTAGTGGAGGCAGTTACTGCTTTGGCTTTTGGGGCATTAGGGTTAGGGGCAGTTAATCGTATATTTGGTAAGAAAAATAAAGAATAATGTCAAAACCTTATAAAGACATAATATCAAAAGATAATAGCATTATAAGGACATTTGGTAAAGATATAGATCCTATTGAACTCATGTGGCATAGAGATCTTAAATCACGAGTTATCACTATAATAGAAGGAAAAAATTGGAAATTCCAACATGATAACCAGTTACCAATTGAACTTCATGAAGGTACTCAAATATCTATTGAAAAATTAACATACCATCGTTTAATTAAAGGGCAAGGAAAACTAATATTACAAATACAAGAACTATGAAAATTACTAGACAAGAATTTACAAAAGCAATCAGAGAAGAAATCATTGGGATCTTATCTGGTGATAATAATCCTATGACAGACCAAATTTTTGCTTTAATCAATCAAGCTAATTTATCAGATGACGCTAAAGAGGTAATGATGAAATGGATGGAACATACTGATAATCCTCAAGCTATTATAGACTATCTTGAAGGAACAATGAATGAAGCCACTATTGAAGTAAAACCTGAGGATTTAGATAAAGTAAAATCTAAAGTTAAACCTGAAGATACTATCAGAATAGTTAAAGAAGAAGATGAAGATGAAATGGATAAAAAAGCAACTAAAGCTGCCTCATCTAATAAAAATGATTCAATTATCTCATTAGCCAACCAACTCGTTAAAGTTGCTACTGAAATGAAGTCATTAACTAAAGAATATAAATCAGCCAAAGAAAATAAAAAAACTGAAAAAGAAAAAGAAATTTTATCTAAATTAAAAGAACTTACCACTAAAAAGAAAAAAATTGAAAACAAATTAAAGTCCTAAAAATATGTCTACTGATATAAAAGATATAATCCGACAGGAGTATGTCAAGTGTGCGAGTGATCCTTCTCATTTTATGAGAAAATATTGTTATATCCAAAATCCTACCAGGGGAAGAGTTTTATTTAATTTATACCCATTCCAGAGTAAAGTTTTAACATTATGGAAAGATAACCCATATTCTATAATCCTAAAATCTCGTCAGTTAGGTATTTCAACATTAGTGGCAGGGTATTCTTTATGGTTAATGTTATTTCATAAAGATAAGAATGTTTTATGTATAGCCACTAAACAAGAAACAGCCAAAAACATGGTCACTAAGGTAAAATTCATGTATGATAATTTACCTTCTTGGCTTAAAATCCCAGCAGATGAAAAAAATAAATTAACCTTACGATTAAATAATGGTTCTCAAGTTAAAGCTGTATCTGCCGCCTCTGATTCAGGTCGTTCCGAGGCTGTATCTATGTTAATCATAGATGAGGCCGCCTTCATTGATGGTATTGATGAGATATGGGCATCTGCTCAACAAACTTTAGCAACCGGTGGTGGAGCAATTGTATTATCTACCCCTTATGGTGTTGGTAATTGGTTCCATAAAACTTGGGTTAGAGCCGAGGCTCAAGAAAATGAATTTCTTCCAATCAGATTACCTTGGTATGTCCATCCAGAACGAGATGAGGAATGGAGAAAACGTCAAGATGAGCTTTTAGGTGATCCTAAATTAGCAGCCCAAGAATGTGATTGTGACTTTAACACTTCTGGTGATATTGTATTCCATTCTGAATGGATAGATTTTATATCTCAAACTTCAATTCAAGAACCTATTGAACGTAGGGGGGCAGACAAAAATTTATGGGTATGGGAACCTGCTGATTATTCAAGAGAATATATGGTAGTGGCTGATGTAGCAAGAGGAGATGGTAAGGACTTCTCTGCTTTTCATATTATGGATATTGAAAGTAATGTTCAAGTAGCAGAATTTAAAGGACAATTACCCCCTAAAGAATTTGGATACTTTCTAACAGGCATAGCCACTGAATACAATAATGCTTTACTTATTGTAGAAAACTCAAATATCGGATGGTCAACAATTGATGCTATTATTGAAAGGGGATATAGGAATTTATACCATTCTCCTAAAAGTGAGGCTCATACTTATGAATCTTATTTTAACAAATATGAATCATCATCAAATGTAGTTCCAGGATTTAGTATGAATCTAAAAACTCGCCCTCTAGTAATAAATAAATTCAGAGAATATATTGGAGATAGATCTGTAGTAATACATTCTAAACGTTTATTAGAGGAAATGAAAGTATTTATATGGAAAAACGGAAGACCTGAAGCACAAAGTGGGTACAATGATGACTTAATTATGTCTTTTGGTATAGGAATGTATTTAAGAGATACATCTTTAAAATTCCAACAACAAAGTCTAGACCTATCTAGAGCAGCACTTAATAATATTTCAAATAGTAAATATGGATATTCTGGGGCTTATTCCGGAAATAACACTCAGAATCCATATAATATGAATGTAGGAGGAAAAGATGAAAGCATTCGTTGGCTTTTTTAAAATTTTTTCTTACTATATATAACATATATATAACATATGGCAGACAAAAGATTATTTCCTAGATTAAAAAGATTATTCTCTACAGACGTAGTAATACGAAATGTTGGGGGAAGTCAACTCCGTGTAATGGACATTAATAAAATCCAACAATCTGGAGAACTTGAGACAAATTCATTAGTAGATAGATTTAATAGAATATACACAAACCAGCCAACTTCAATTTATGGTCAGCAGTTTAATTTTAATTATCAAACATTACGTCCAACATTATATTCTGAATATGATGCCATGGATACAGATGCTATTATAGCCTCTGCACTTGATATTATAGCTGATGAAAGTACATTAAAAAATGACTTTGGTGAGGTACTTCAAATTAGAAGTTCAGATGAAAATATTCAAAAAATATTATACAATTTATTTTATGATGTATTGAATGTTGAATTTAATCTTTGGCCATGGATTAGAAATATGTGTAAGTATGGAGATTTTTTCTTAAAATTAGAAATCTCTGAAAAATTTGGAGTATATAATGTTATTCCTTATACAGCTTTTCATATTGAAAGACAAGAAGGACATGATAGAGAAAATCCATCATCAGTAAGATTTATTTATACGCCTGAAGGATTCGCCTCCAGCGGATATGGATATTATAATTTACCTAATAGTGATGCTAATAAAAATCATATTGTATTTGATAATTATGAAATGGCTCATTTTAGGTTATTAACTGATATGAACTTTTTACCTTATGGTCGTTCATATATTGAACCTGCCCGTAAATTATATAAACAATATGCTTTAATGGAGGATGCTATGTTAATTCATAGAATTGTACGCGCCCCTGAAAAACGTATTCATTATATGAATGTAGGTTCTATCCCACCAAATGAGGTAGATACATTCATGGAAAAAACAATCTCAAAATTAAAAAGAGTTCCATATACTGATCCTCAAACTGGTGAATATAATTTAAGATTTAATATGCAAAACTTGCTGGAAGATTTTTATATTCCAGTTAGAGGAAATGATTCATCTACTAAAATTGAAACTCTATCAGGACTACAATGGGATGGAATTCAAGACGTTACTTATTTAAGAGATAAATTATTTGCTGCCCTTAAGGTACCTAAAGCTTTTATGGGTTATGATGAAAATCTTGAAGGTAAAGCTACATTAGCTGCCCAAGATGTTAGATTTGCCCGTACTATTGAACGCATCCAGAGAATCATCGTATCTGAATTATACAAAATTGCTTTAATACATTTATATGTTCAAGGATATAGAGATGAAAATTTAACCAATTTTGAGCTCTCTTTAACTACTCCATCTATCATATATGATCAAGAAAGAGTAGCATTAATGAAAGAAAAAATGGACTTAGCATCTCAAATTATGGAATCTAATCTCTTCCCTTCAGATTGGATTTATGAGAATATATTCCATACTAGTGAGGACATGTATAATGAATACAGAGATTTGGTCACTGAGGATGTTAAACGTAAATTCCGTATCTCTCAAATTGAATCAGAAGGTAATGATCCTCTTGAAACAGGTAAATCCTATGGTACACCACATGATTTAGCATCATTATATGGTAAAGGAAGATATGATGAAAATGGGAATTTAAATGTACCTGAGGGATATGATGAGAAAAAACCACTAGGTAGACCTAAAGAAAAAGCCTCATTCATGAACACCCAAAATGATCCAATGGGTATGGATCGTTTAGGAGTTAAAAGAATGAAATCTAAAGATAAAGATAATAATTTAAAACCTAATTTTAATAATAATTCCCCATTAGCTTTAGAAGATTTACAAAAGAAGTTTCCTGACAAAAAATTAATATTTGAAGAAGAACAACGAGCAAACTCATTGTTGAATGAAAAAAATATTAAAGAATAATCCTTTTGTATATACATATAATAAATAAGAAGATAAATGGGTAAAATAAAACACTCTAAATTTAAAAACCCCGCGGTTATTTTTGAACTGCTGGTTAAAAAAATCACCTCTGAACTTCTGTCTAATAAAGAATCTGAGGCAGTAGGTATTTTAAAACGAAATTTTACTAATACTGAATTAGGTAAAGAATATAAATTATATGAGAGTTTATTCAAAAATAAACATCTAACGGAATCACGGGCTAATACAATTTTAGAAACTGTGTTAGATTCTCATAAAAAATTAAATAAAACTCGTTTAAAGAAAGACAAGTATAATGTTATTAAAGAGATTAAAGAAAAATATAACATAGATGAGTTTTTTAAAACTCAACTTTCTATGTATAAACCTTATGCCTCTTTATATATGTTAACTGAATCATACTCAAATGATAGTTTTATTAATCCTGATAAAATTATTTCTAGTAAAGTTACACTATTAGAACAGTTAACTACCAGTAAAGTAAATGAAACTGCAGTTAAGGAGGATGTGATGGAGGAATTAACTAAATCTGATAAAGAAACTCGAATCCTTACTCAACATATTTTATTAGAAAAATTTAATGAAAAATATAAAAATCTTTCAAATAATCAGAAATTAATATTAAAAGAATTCATTAACAGTGTTGATAACAAACCTTACTTAAAAACATTCTATAACACTAAGATTAATGAAATCCAGTCTTATTTAAAAACTCATATTAATAAAACAAAAGATCAAGTCTTAAAAATTAAATTAGAGGAAGTATCTAAGTATATTGTTGAATTAGACAAAAATACTAAGATAAATGATGAACATCTTATAGATTTAATGCAATACTATAGTTTAGTAGAGGAATTAAACATACCTATGAATGATGGCAAAGTACAAGTATAAATATAAAATAAAAGAAACTTCTACCACAGGTGGAAGTGCCTCTACCACCCCTGGTACAGGAGAACAATACTCTACTCCATTTGCTTTCAATAAAAATAAAAAAGCAAAAGGTACCTCTCATAATTACTATTATAAACTAGGGTTTAAACCTGTCCCAAATAAAATTAAAGGATCAGGCCTAGAAGTAAAAAAATTATATGAACAGGAACCTACAGATGTACAAAAATTCCAACAATCTAGGATTGAGGCTTTTGATGATATAGAAAGAATGATAAATGAGTTATTACCAATATTATCTAATGCAAAAAACCAAACTGTAGATTATTATAATGATCATCCATCATCATATGAAATTGTATTTCCTACAGATTTAGTTAAAGAATTAATCAGCGAAATTGAAACAATCATTAAAGGAGAAGAATAATATGAAATCTTTACAAACACAATACAATCTAATTAAAGAAGGAAAAGGCAATAAAGAAGTATTCGTTAAGAGTGCTAAAGCTCAATTCCCAAGTATCCCAAACCATTATGGATTTAATGAGACTGTTAATGAACTAAAACATAAAAATATTTTAAATGAAACCATGTTAGGGATAGTTTCAGCTCAACCTACTACTCCTGACTGGTTTAAAATATTTAATGAATCCATAAATGAGGCCAAAGCTGAAGAGAAAAAACCAACCAAAGAAGTGGTTGATATGGAAACTAGAGGCTTTGATTATAAAGATAAGAAAAACATTGATAATGTTTATGGTGAGGAATTTTTAAAAGGATTCTATACTGAAATGAATGATCCTAAAAATAAGGATAAAACAGTAGAAGAATTAAAAGAAATTGTAGCCAAAAATTTAGCCAAAGATCAATTACATTATGTTAAAGATGGTCAATTTGGAACCAAAGGAGTAGGGTATACCACAGAACATCCTGGATTAGGTATCCCAAAAGAGGCAAAAGGTAAGTACAAGTCAAGTGGATATGGTGACTTAAAAGAAAATAAATCCATTAAAGAAATAAGAATGTTTCATGATCCTATAGGATATGATAAAAATGCAAAAAGTCAAATAGAAGTAGCTCGTGAGATATTAACAAATGCAGGTTTATCTAAAGATGAAATAGATGATTTTATTAGTAACAATATGTTTAAGAAAGGAAGACTTGATGATAAAGCAAGAGAGTTTGTAAATTTAAAAGAATCTAAATTACGCTCAGCAATTCATAAACTTATTAAAGAAGAATTAAATGAATATGGCACCTCAGACTATATTTATTCATATGAAGATGCTGTAGAATATGCCAGAAGGATGTCAGCTAAACATGGTGTTGTACAGCATGTAAATGAATTACCTGATGGTAGATATAAAGTATCTGATTGGTATGATTCTGACAGTACTGTTATTTCATTTGAAGGTGGTAGAGAATTATAATATGAAACAATTACTCATAGAAACCCAGACATTCCAACCAACAAGTACTCTCTTGTTTGAAGGAAAAACCTCACCTAGAGGTAATCCTATAGTTGAAGGTATTTTAGCTACTGCTGAAATTAAAAACGGCAATGGAAGATATTACCGTAGAGAATTATGGGAGAGAGAAATGAACAAATATGCTGAATTTGTTAAAGAAAACAGAGCATTAGGAGAATTAGACCACCCAGATTCCCAAATTGTTAATCTAAAAAATGTCTCACATAATATTACAGATTTTTGGTGGGATGGAGATAACATTATAGGTAAAATAGAGATATTACCTACTCCTTCAGGTAATATATTAAAAGCATTAATTAGTAGTGGAATTAAAGTTGGAGTATCATCTCGAGGAATGGGTAGTTTACAACCTATGGGAGAACTTCAAGAGGTACAAGATGATTTTGACTTGCTGTGCTTTGATTTTGTATCTACCCCTTCAAACCCCGGCTCCTGGATGTACCCCATCAAGGAATCACTAAATGAATCAGTTATAAAAAATAATCCAAATATAAAAAATATCGATAAGATAATTAAAGAAATCCTTTGTTCCAAAGGAAATTGCCCCCTTTTCTAAACCAACATATCCTTTCAAAGTCTTGGCATATTTATAATAAAATATAGATATGCCAAAATTTTGTCCTACTTGTAAACAAATAAAAGAATTAACAGAGTTCAATAAAAACAAATCTCGTAAAGATGGATATCAACGTGAATGCAGGGAATGTTGTCATAATCATCATAATAGACATTATCACACTAAAAAATCTCCTAGATTAAAAGAAAATCTAAAAGAAGGATATAAAATATGCTCTAATTGCAAACAAGAATTATTATTATCTGAATTTAAACCCTCTAAAAATGGAAGGTTTGGAGTAGGCAGTCAATGTAAACCTTGTTTTAATATTAAATGGAATGAATATCAGTCTAAAACCAAACAACAAGTAAAATATTTTAAAAAACGTAAACAAACAGATCCGTTATTTAAATTAAAATATTGCATTAGGTTAAGAGTTAATGAAATTTTAAAGAAAAATAATATAACTAAAAATCACTCAGGATTAAAATATTTAGGATGTGATGTTAAAACTTACAAAGAATATATAGAAAAACAATTTACTCCTGAAATGAATTGGGATAATCATGGTACATACTGGGAAGTAGATCATATAAAACCATTAGCTTTAATAAAAACCGAAGAAGATTGCTTTATATACTTTAATTACCAAAACACCCAACCTCTTACTATTTCAGACAATAGAAAAAAAGGATCTACATATAATATTTTCTAAACTAACATATTCTTTAATGAAAGTGCACCTTCTTTTTAAGAGAGTGCACTTTTTTTTGACTTTGAATCTCTTTATACATACATATCCCTGACCAATATGCTATCCTCTATATAGCATTTAATAAGTAATAATCTTATTACGTTTCCCAATAAACGTATTTCCAAAAACAATTTTAATTATGGACAGAAAACTACTAAAAGAAGCTATTGCTGATGCAAAGGCGGTTAAAGAAACTGCTATTGCAAACGCCAAGGCCGCTTTAGAAGAAGCTTTCACTCCTCAGCTTAAATCTATGTTTGCCGCCAAAATCCAGGAAATGGAAGATGAAGACAATATGGAGGAAGCTTATGATATGGAAAACATGGATGAAGCCTCTGATATGGAAAACATGGATGAAGCCTCTGATATGGAAAACATGGAGGAAGAAATGGACTCTAAAGACCTTGACGAAGTAGAACTTGATGAAGAAGAGCTTAATTTAGATGAACTCCTAGCTGAACTTGAAGGTTTAGATGAAGAAGAATCAACTGAAGAAAGCTTAAACGAGGCTGAAGGTGATGAAGAAGAATCTGAAGAAGAAGAAATGTCTGATGAAGACATGGAAGCTGAAACTTTAGATTTAGAAAACATGACTGAT